GGGGAGGTGGCGGGGGAGGCGGGGGCGGAGGGGGCGGAGGGGGCGGAGGAGTATCCACGCATTCGCCCGATGCATCCCGCGATTTGCCGGGAGGACAATCCGGCTTAGGCACAAGAATCCAAATGCCATCAACCCGCTTCCATTCCTTGTTTGGCCCAGGCGGCTGATTGGGGGGTGGGGCAATCGGAACGGCCTGCCAGACGCCATTGACCAGCACCCATTCGGTATTCGCCGGCGGAGCCTCTTCCGGCATCGGGTTTTCGTTATTAGTGGTAGTCGTCCCGCCTCCAGTCGAGGTACCAGTACCTCCCGTGGTCCCTCCGGCTGTGCCTCCGGCAGCACCACCGGGCGTTCCGCCAGTCACGCCAGCCGGAGTACTTCCGCTGGGAAACAGGCTCGGAATGCCACCGGCAAAGATGCTGCCAAGACTGAGCAAGGCCGCCAGCGCCGGATCAATCGGCAAAGGAATGATCAGCGGCACGCCGTCTTTGAAAATCGTGAAGATGTTATCCTGCTTCTTCGTCGGGTCCGGCGGGCCGTACACCTCCAGCATCGCCCCATTGACCGCCATTGCGATCTCGTTATCGGTCAAATCGCGGCCGCCAACCTTGGCCCGCGCTGAGGCAACATTCCGCTCGACGGCCAAATCAATGGGCGACTTGGCGGCCCCCGGCGATGGATTAATTGGGCCTACAGACGTTCCGGGAGTCGTCGGTGTGGTCGGCGTGACGTTGGGGTTGGGCTGAACGACGTTGGGCGTGTAGGTGCCCAACAACTGGTTCATCCGCTGATTCAGATTGAAGATGTTGTTGTTGATCGAATTGATCCGCACCTGCGATTCGGGGTCATTTGGATCGATCTGCGTCAGCTCCTGGTTGAGTGCATCAATCTGCGACTGAATTGCACGATTTCCTGCGCCGCCATCCGCTCCGATAACCGTTGCGCCGCCGACGGTGCCAGACCCACCGCTTGGTCTGATCGGGCCAACGGGTGTAGCTGCAATGGAAGGACTATCAAAAATACTGGGCGCAGCCGATAGTTGCTGAATGTAGTCAGTCTTCAGTGCAGGCGCATCAAAGATGCCCTGATCTTGGCCGCCGAATAACTGATCTTCCTCAAACATCAGGATTTACGCGGCCGAGCCAGAACGGCAGACTTCAATCAAATACTGACCATCCGACACAAACGTGGCTGTATACCAATGATTGGCACTGTTAAGGTTGTACGTGCCAGTGTCTTTGAAGTTCGTGCCAAACGTGATGGCGTTGGAAGCAGTAGCATCCGTAGTAAAGCGCAGAATTAGGATGTAACCCGCACTCGGAACCGTTGCAGCATTAATCGTAGCTGCAGTGTTGGAGCTGCAAGGAATGAGCCGTGTGTTCCCCTTTTCCGCACCAAACGTCAGTGCAATCGTGCCGCCAAACGTTTCCGTCGTGGCTGCCATATTGATCGGAGTACTGGCACCCAGCGTGATGCCACCGGCCGAGATCGTGGCGCCACCAGTGCTAACGGTCAGACCACCAGCCACGCTGGCGCCATTGGCCGAAACCGTCAGACCACCTGCCGTGACCGTAAGGCCACCAGCAGTCACCGTAGCCCCGCCAGCCGTGACGGTGAGCCCACCTGATGTCACCGTAAGCCCGCCAGTCACCGAAGGCGTTTCCAGCGTGACACTGCTGGCAATCATCGACGAGGTCACCTCATCATTGCCGATGGAAACCGTCGGCTGACCAAGCAAGTTAAGCTTGGTGTAGGTGATCGGGTCCGTGGTCCCCGTGAAGGTGTAGCCTGGAGTGACGTTAGCCATAGGAACAGCGGTTTACAGCGTGAAGAACGAAGGGCCAGACGATTGTGGCATCGACGAGCCATACGAGGGCATCCTGCCATACGCCGGCATTCCCATCCCCATCGGCCCCATCGACTCCAAGGAAGGAAGGCGGGGAGCCTGCGGTGCCATCGGGGCGGTGGGCGCCATTGGAGCCATCGCCTGCGGGTTGTAGTAGGCCATCAGGTCATTGAGGCTCGGAGCTTGGGGAGCCGCCGGAGCCTGCGGCGCGGCTGCCATCCGAGGCATTGCGGGCGTCTGCTGCATACCGGGGAACTGCGGCACCGGCTGACCCCGCTGCACCAAATTGGACGGCATCTTGAACTGGTACATAGTTAGACTTGGACGAAGTTGGCGCGTTGACCGGAGCGGGTCTCAAACGCGAGGGACATAACGCTAATAAAGCCTTGGGTGTTAGTAACCTTGATCCAGCTTAAGCGGCCCTGCCGGCGCACCAAGAGAGGCAGGCGCAGTTCCTGCAGCATCTCAGGCTCAAAGCCGCTGCCGGTCTGCACGGACGCTGGCCCAGTCGAGTAGTCCTTACGGTAGGCCCGGTTGTAGTCGTCGTTGGCGTTCGTCAGGTCATAGGCGCTATCCGCCCATTTCCAGCTATCCGCACGACTGTAGGTCTGGTCCGTCACCAGCACTGACTCCTCACTGGCTCCCTCGGTGTAGGCCGCGCAGGAGAACTGCGGCCGGTTGGTCGCCAGATCCAGGTAGATACGCCGCTGGAAGTGGTTGCCCTCCTCAACGACGTAAGCCCGCGTCACCAGCTCGGTCGAGATCTCAGACACCGTCGTCCCGCTGATATCGTTCTGGCCCTCGTCCGTGACGAAGATCCGACCGTCCTCAGTAATGGCGTGCAGGCGCTGCAGGCCGAGGTAGTCGGTCACCTGCCAGCCTTGGATGCACATATTGAGGTCAGGGCTAAAGTTCCATTCCCCGAACCATTGCTCGGTGATGAAGTTGTACACCACCACCGCATTGCAGAACTGGCTGTTATCGAGCGGCAGGGCCACGTACAGCTTGTTGCTCCAGTAACCTAGGGAAATCTTGTACCCGACCTCCCAGTTGACCCGGTTCATTATCTTCCGAATCCGGGCGGAGAGCGGGAGGGTCTTGTGCTGGAGGGCGTTGTTGGTGCTGGTGAGCGTCAGCAGGTTGATGTTCCCGTAGCTGACGTAGGCCAGATCCGGCCCGATGGAGGTGACGGCGTTGATGCCAATCGCACCTACCTGGCGGGTCACTTCGGTCGAGGTTACGTCCAGCAAAGAACCCTCGACGTTGTTCAGCACCAAGATCGACTTGTTCTTGAAGACGACCAGCGAGTTGGTTCCAAACGGGAACGTAGTGACGATGTAGTCCGAGTTACCCGTGTTGAGGTTGAACTCGTTGGCCTGCGGGTCGAAGTCCGTGAACGCCAACACATCCGAGGCTGCAATGCTGTCCTTGCCATCCCGCACCCACAGCCGGTTCTGGTAGAAGGTGGCCTGGTTGCTGTTGGGGATGCTGGAGAAAGACGAAGGCAGCGTAGTGTTGGGCACCAGCTCGAAAGCGTTATCCCAAGATCCGTCCCAGCGCAGCGGGGTATCGTCCTCGCCACGGAACAGGTACACGTAGTTGTTAGCCTGGACGATGGTAGACTGTTCAGTGACCCGATAACTGCCTAGGCTGACCGTCTTGCTGGCTTTGCCAAAGGCAAAGAACCCGACTTTGTCCGTAGCCACGGCCATAATCCACGGACGATCCTTTTCCAACGGGTCCGAAAATAGGCCAGAGCCATAAATAGCCGTTACGACACTAGAACTGTAGATAATCGCACCAGCCAATCCTACAGCAACAATCTTACCTGCTCCGTAGGTTGCCTGCCAGATATCCGCAGTCGGAACATCCGTGGTTTCCAACCAAGTCGTGCCGTTGATTGAATACAGGACTTGGGTAGTTACGGTTATGTTGTTGTGCCCAATGGCAAGCGCGTAACCAGGAGCAGCAAGGATAGAACGAAACGTGTACCCAACAGCCGATGGCCCGCGTTCTTGAGTCCAAACAGCCCCGCTGGGTGACGAATAGATTTCTCCATTCGTCGTCACCATAAAATACTTATTACTGAAAAAACAAACGTCGTTCGGAATACCAGTGGCTGGTATTGTAACCTCGGTCCAATTCTGACCATCGGTAGAATACGCAATGCCAGCAAGAATCGTGGCTACAAACACACCATTGGCATAACTGATGCCATTGGCTAAGCTTAGAACGCTATTGGTATAGGTCGTCCAAACCAAACCGTTGTCCGTGCTGACGGCAGACTTGCCTGCAGCAACGGCCACCCATTTGCCACCTCCATAGGAAACGCCGTTGATTGTGCTTGTGACGGCCGGTGGCGTTGTGACCGTAGACCAATTGATGCCATCAGTTGACCTGACAATTCGGTCACTAGAGCCACCGCCTACCGCAATAAAAACGCCTCCAAAAAACGCGATATCTGAAAACGAAACGGCGATAGGACTGGTGCGTGGCGTCCAAGTAACCGCATCCGGGCTGGTAAAAATGCTGGAGGATCCGACGGCTACAAACAAATCCTGCCCATAGGCTACATCCGTAAGATTGTCTGCTAAGACAGGCCCTGTGTCCCATTTCTGTCCAAATGCTGCGGCACCCAACTCCGGCAGGCACACAAACCCGCCGCGAGTGTTGGCATCCTGAGCCGCAAAGTCGTGGTTTACGGCCTTCTGGACGTTACCAGGACGAATGTTCTCGGCCGCGTTGTACTCGTCCACCCCAATGAAGGCACCGTCACCGACCTCCTTTGGCCGGTCGTCTTTCTCACCGTATGATCGGTAACGGTCCATCGTGGCACAGCTCAGTCCTTGGGCTTCTGCAGCTCTTGGAGCTTGGCCTCCAGCTCAGCAATCCTCGCTTGGGCCTCGGTGAGCGTGTCAACGAGGATGGCGAGGGACTGCTGCTGGAGCTGGCTGACGATCTCAGCCTTGATCAGTTCCTTGGAGCGCATCAGAGCGGGGTCAGGCCAGCGTTCTGGGCCAGCACCTTGTAGAACGCATCGTCGCTGGTCCACGTAGCCGTCTGGGCCTCGGTGGCGTTGACAAGCTGGGAGGCAACCTCCGCACCGGCAGCGTCAAGGAGCTGGCAGTCGGCAACGGCGGGACCGTTCTGGTAATTGATATATCTCGGAAAGAATTTAACGGCAGTCTTGGTGCCGGTAGCAGTCCACACGCTCACGGGTTGAATGGCGATTTCGTTATTCATAGGTCAAAGGTTAGGTTAGATAGCAGGAGGGAAGCGGGAAGTTGAGGCGATTGCCTTTGCGGATGTTCCAGTACTTCGGCAAAAGCTGAAGGTTCTCGGCGCAATGGCTTCCGCCCTTTGAAAGCGGATGGATGTGGTCTACCTCAAACGCGATGCCAAGACATTTACCGACTCGATCCGCCATCTCGTAAAATCCGGCAATAAATCGCAGCGAGATCGTCGCGGCGCGCTTCAATGAAATGCGCTTCATTGCAGCAGCTCGCATCCGATCTGGATGCATCTTAGCGTAGCGGCGACCCCTCTCCTTCAGATACTCCTTGTGCTTAATTCGCCAAGCTAGCGCCGAAGCCTTATCCTTTTCCAAGTTTGCTGATCTCCATTTACGGGTGATCTGGCGCACCTTGTCCTTGTTAGACCTCTGCCAAGCTAACCCGTTTTTGAGATGCTGCTCCTTGTGCTCGGAATACCACTCCGCGCCCTTGGCCTGCTCATAGGCGCGATAATGATCCAACTGCTCCTTAGTCACCCATCGCTCGCTTTTTGCGGCATCGCTGCGGTACTGCCAGAAGTACTTGCCTAGTTCCTCATTGAACTCACCGCGTCGCCAACGCCGCGCCGCTGAGACCTTCTGGTCCCAGACGGAAACGGGGGCGATGGCGATGACGGTGTTCATAGGGAAAGATTAGTTGTTCGTCGTCTTTGCGTGGATGTAGTAGATCGTGCCGCCGATATCGACTTCTATGGTTCGATTGGGCGAGGTCGGGGAAACGCTGGCGACGGTGCCAAGCTTCCAGTTAGCGGCAGTTCCACCAGAAGGCGCGGCAGTCTTAATACTTCCGACAAACTCAGCGGAGGTCGTGCCGGTCATCGTCAGAGCCGCAGTCGTGCCGAGGCTCTTGAGTGTCAGCACATCCGAGCTATCAACTTCCAGCGTCCAGCGATTAGTGGCCGCCCGCTGCATCGCCAGCTTTGAGGCAAAGCCCGAATCGGCGTTAATCTCAATCGTAGCTCCGGCACCGCCCTTGGCGACGTTCAACAAACCGCCGCCGAGGTACATTTCCTTCGCCACCCCCACGCCCCCGCTCACCACCAGCGCACCGGAGGAGGTGGAGGTGGAGGCGGTGGTGCTCAGAACGCTTAAAGCCTTTGTTGCACCAGTCCAGCGGCCCATTTCGGTTGAGCCGGAAGTGCGGAAAATAATGTCTTTTGTCGTGCTCGCTTGTAGGTAAACGTCTCCCGAAAAAGTCTGCAACGACGCAGTCAACGTTGACGCTTCGTACAAGTTGAACGTGGGATTTGTTGCGTGAACAATGTTTGAGTTGGTTCCCCCAACCCACATCGCTCCCGCCACGCCCACCCCGCCACTAACCACCAGAGCGCCGGTCGAGGTGGTGGTGGAGGCGGTGGTGCCGTTGACGGTTAGAACGCTGCTAGGATTGCCAACCTTAACATTACCTCCGCCGCCATTGATCTGAAGCTCCGACCAAGCGGAAGTGGTGAAGTTGTATGAGCCAACACGGCTGACGCTGTTTCCGGTATCGACATCAATGAATGCCGTAAGCCCAGTTGATCCCGGAGAACCAATGTTTCCAGTAGCCAGAATGGCTTTGGAACCAACCACATTTCCGGCTACCGTAGAGTTACTGCTTCCGCTCACCGTCAGCGTCCCGCCCACCGTGGCGTTGCCGCCAAAGCTCGGGCTGAAGGCAGACAGCTTCCGCGTGCCGTTCGTCGTCCCGTCAATCGGCACAAAGTCGTCCCCGACAGAACTGGTGGCGGTGCTCAGGGCATTGATGCGTGTGTCAGCCATAACAGATTAGGGTCCAGGATACGGCGCAACCCACTTGAGGCTATCGCCAGTTGAGGTGAGGATTTTGTCGGTCGTGCCACCAATCAGCAGCACTCCCGTGTTGAGGAAGAGCGGATAGTCCGTGCCGTAGTTGTCCGCCTCGCCAATACGTTGGCCGAGGACGTTCAGAGCACTGCCAAACTCGGAGGCAAGTACGTTCACAACTGGCACTCGCTGGCGTGGATCACCGCATCGGTGCCAGCCTGACGGATGAACTTAGCAGCCTGCGCCATTGCCGTGCTCCAGGTATAGGCGCGGCCCTGATAGAGACGGTGGCCGTTGCTGGCGGTGGGCGTACTGCCGTCAATCGTACACATCACATCGGCGTCTTGAATGTCGAACATCACCATATTGGTGGTATCGCCAAAGGCCGAGAGCTGGACCGCCGAGCTGCTGACCGTAAGCCGTTGGTCAGCCACCGAACTGCCACGATAGATGGCCGGCTTCGGGAAGATGTTATTGAGATTAAACGAGGCCATAAGGTGGGTGGGTTACCAGCTTCGATTCTGAGACGTAGTGTGAGTAAAGACCTGCATCTGGAAGTTGTCAGGCATCTGCCGCTCAATGCGATCCCATTCGTTCAACTTCTTCAGTTCCGCCGTCTGGTAAGCTTGAGTGGCCTTGTCCATCTGGCCGTCCTGCACCAGCCAGTCGCCAAAGGTCTGCCAGACCAGCACGCCGCTGAGGGCTTCCGGCAGTTCCTGCAGTTCCCACTTAGACGGCGTATCCTCGGGATCCTGGCCTGCCGTGGTCGCGCTCAGGCACTTCCAGTAATCTGACGTACCTGTCAGCGCCCCCGTTGTCCGCGTGTAGTAGATGTACTGGTCGGCCACATAGGTAGCCGTGGCGCTAAACGTATCGCCGGAGTAGTTCAGAGGGGCACGGCGGTAGAAAAGGTAGACCGGATTGGCAGGGTTGGTATTGTACGAGACGTACCCATTCGTCCCCATAAATCCACCAGCCGTGGAAATCATCTGGAACCCCGTGTCCGTAACGACATATCCCTGCGGGCGGGGGTAGGTCACCATCGCTGGGTTATCCACCCAAGCTTGGAACAGAACGTCGATCACCTTTTCGCCAGTCTGTTCGTAGGGAACAATAAACTGGTTGGGCGAGACGTTGGTCTGCTGCACCATCAGGGCACCCCAAGCGTACACGCCCTTGGTGATGTCACCCGCGTAGGAAATCGTGCTACCGTCCGTCGAGACGTTTAGGCTATACGTCTGCGAGGTGCAGGCCGCTCCCGTCGTGTACGTGATCGTGCAGAGGAAGAAGCCGTTAGGGCACTGTTGAATGTTGGCCGAGGTGACGTTGGCCTGCGTGCCAATCGTACCAGCCTGCACGTTGAAAAAGGTGCTGAACGTCGTCGTCCCGTCGTTGACTGCCAACCGGATGTAGTCCCGGCCACTTGGGCGGGCGTACACGCTTACCTGATAGTCCGTCGAAGGGAACCCAGTAACCGCCTGCGCCACCTTATGCTCGCCCGTTGCGGCCGTTTCTAGGACTTTTGATGCCGTGGTGCGGTTATCGGCCGGATTGTTGATCGAATTGGCCGTAATCGAAGCGTTAGTGGCCGTCCAATAACTGGACTGCGCCAGGTCATTGGGGTAGGTCAGGACGTTACCCGCAAACCGCGCTTCACCCCAAATCGACAGATCGGGCCAATTGCCCGCACCCCAGATCTGGCGGACGTTGGCGTTAAAGAGGACATTGATGCTATCCGCCAGCTCGGTGGACAGGCGGCTGGTCGGTACGCCGATCAGGCCGCAAATCTGTGCCAACGCCTTGCTGTACGGGGTCGTCCTCAAGTGTCCTTGTTGGCGTACCAGCCACCAGTAATCCCGCGCCTAGCGGGATTCACCTTGGGGCGGTAGCCCTTAGCGCACATATCGGGGTTGTCCTTCAGATACTCCGGCATCCACTCGTGAACCTGGTTGCCGTGCTGCTGCTGAAGGCGGAAGAACAGGCGGGCATCAATCTTTGCCGCCATCTGCCCAAGGCCATCGATCTTGGTCGAGCCCTGAGCCGCCATAACTTTGGCTTGTTCAACCTGACGCAGACCAGCCTGCACCTTCTCGGCAGGCAAGCCCTCTTCCATTTCGCGCCAGAACTCGCGGACGACGTTCGGCGGGAGGGAGGTGATGATCTGCGGCTCGGACTGAACCATAAAAGGGGGTGGGGGCAGAGCCCTTGCGGGATGCCCCCGGGTGGGGATTAACCCAGCTTATCGATCGTCGTGAGATCGATGATGTTCAGGTAGATGTCCAGCTCACCCGCCGTCAGGGCGGACGGGCTACCACCCGTCGCATTCGTGAACACGGCCACCATATTGGCGGCAGCGGTCGCGGTGCGAACCGTGGCGGTCGTCGGGACACCGGCCAGAACACCAGCCGTCAGCACCGATTGCGAGGTGATGAAACTGTTGGTCGTGGTGGTGGTGCCAACAACGACCGTGAACGCCGTCGTGCCCGCGAAGGCAGTCGAGATGTTCACCAGCGCGTTGTTGACGGCCCACTTCGCCGGCAGCGTGCCCAGCGTGACGGTCACCGTGTCCGAGGACCCGGTGCCCAGCGCCACGTCAGCACTCTTGACGGTGTACTTGTGGGAGAAGCCGCGAGCCTGCTCCTGCAGCGAGAGCTGCGAGGTGCGGGCGCGGGAGATAGTGACAGCAGTATCAGCCATTGTGATTTCCTCCTAGGTTGAGGGTTAGCTGGTGCCGGCAAACTTGCCGAGACCGAGGGGGTTCTTCACCAGGAGGGTGAGGGCCGCGAGGATGAACCCGCGACGACCACCGCCGAGGTCCGGCAGCTCGTTCGACTCGATACCCAGCATATAGCCGATACCGACCAGCTCGGGGTCAATGACGTAGCCACGGGCCTTCTGCTGGTTGGTGGTGGTCGAGGGATCAGCGCCGTCCGCGATACCGTTGAACAGGTCGGGAACGACCGTCACGGTGTGGAAGTCACCGACATAGACCGTAACGTCTAGGTCGATCTTGTGCGAGGAGGCATCCTGCGTGACCTGATAGGTCTTCGTGGTGCCAGACGCGCCTTCCTGGCGCTGGAACTTGCTGATCGCCCGCTTCAGATTCGGGCCGGCGAACAGGGTGTAGGACCGGCGACCACCAACCTGCTGGAAGATCGACTGGAACACGTCGTTAAACGCGGACTCACCGAGGGAGCCAGTGGCGGTCGCATCAATGTTGCCCGCCGGAGTGCGGAACGCGGCAGGAACATCAGTGCCAGGGGTGGCGCTGATCCACTTGCCGAGAGCGCGCAGCTTGTAGGGGGCCGGGGGCGCCTCCTGCTGGCGATCATTGTCGGAACCGATGCAAGCCTCGATGGACCGCTTCAGTTCGCGCATCGCCTTCATCTTGGCGTTCGCGACCTCGCTGGCGACACCGGCCACATCCGAAGCCTCCTGCAAGCGGGAAACCATCCACTGCTCGCGGAACTGCTGGACGTAATTGCCGATACGGGCGCGGTTGACGGCCTGATTGGAGAAGGCGAGGACATCCTGACCTTCCAGCACGCCGCCAAAGCTGACGGGCGAAAGGGAGTCAACCTGCCACTCCTGATAGGCGTTGGTCATCCGCTTGGTCTTCGCGAAGGTGGAAACCTTCGGGGTATCCTCGGGGGCGAGGATGGTAAGGAAGTCGGTGAGATCTTCACGATCACCCGCGACGTTGTAAGTAGTGCTAAGAGCCATAAACTAATGTTTAACGAGTTTGTTTGGCCGCTTCTCGGGCCAGGAGGAATTGGACTGCTTCGTTTGTCGTGACTCCACCCTTCTTGGACAGATGCTGCCGGAGAGCCTCAACCTGCGTCGCCGACTTCGTGGAAGACGGAACGCGGCTTTCGGAACTTCCAGAAGTGGCAACGGTTTGACTGCTGGGCGGCTTGCTGGAGGGGATGACGCCAGGCTTTGTCGGCTTGGCTTTACCCTTCTCCTTGGCCTGCAACGCTTTGAGCCCCTCAATCTGCACCCCGATGATCCATTCCGCATTGGGAAGGTTCTTTAGCCACGGCATTTGCAGGTAAGCCTGCTGGGCCGCGACGTACTCGGGAGTGGACTTGTCCTTCAAGAAGGGGAACTTCTCGTAAGCAAGTTGTTGAGCTTGACCGCGTTGCTGCAGAAACTGCGTCCTGGCAGGGATATCATCCTCCAACGTCTTTTCAGCGTTGATGATGATGGTGTTCAGCGCCTCCCGATCCAATAACTGTCCTTCAAGCTGAATGGGCTCAAAGTTGGTCTTGGCGAGCTGCTGCTGCGCGAACCGCTTGGCTTCCTTGGCCTGTTGGGCTAAGGACTGGAGACCGTTGTAGTCCTCAATCTGGGCGAGTGGCACCGTGCCTTGCGGCAGGGGGGCAATCGGCACCGGAGCAGGTTGCGCCTGCTGCTGTTGCTGCGACTGCCGAGCCATCTCCAGCTTGAGTTCATTCAACTGGGCCTCAACGGCCTTGCGCTTCGCGACTTCCTTGCCGATGCGCTTGTTGATATTCTTCTGAATCTCTGGCGAGATCTGAGAAGGAACTGAGTCCTCTTCGGCTTCCGGTTCCGTGGCTTGCGCCTCGGGCTCGGGGGCCTCGGATTCGACAGACTCGGCGGGTGCCGCTTCTGTGGATGCGGGTTCTTCAGCCTTGTCGGGCTGTGCAACCTGTTCCGCTAGTTTAGCTTGGGCTTGTGCGTTTTCCGCCTGCATATTAAGCAGACGTTGCGCGGCCTGAGCTACACTCAGATTGCTGTTTGGTGCATCGCTTTTCGTCTCGGGCGCCGGGGGCGCTTCAACTGGCTGCGAAGTGGCTGGGACTGTATCGTTAGACATCGTGGGTTTAAAGCCCCCAAGGGCGGGACAGGGCGGGTGCCCAGTGCCATCAGCCGTGATTATAACCCGACCCTATGTCAAGCGGTATTAGGCTATCTTATCCCTGATCATCTCCTACTGCCTGCTGCACCTGCGTGGCTACATAGTCATCAAACAGGTTGATGATAGCCTCATAGGCCCGCAGTTCGCCCACCGCCGCAGCGGTTAATTTCTCATCAGCCACGGTCACATCGTTCATCAGATCCAGCAGCGTGTTGCGCTGGATCTCTCGCAAGTGGTCGATAAACTCCTGGAACGCCTCGGTGGGTGCGAGGCGCACCAAGGCGACCTGGAGCAGTTCGACCCGTTCGCGGGCGGTGAGGAGGTTGCGTTTACGAGGAGACATTGCGAGGTGAGGTGGTAGCCGGCATCGGGCCAGGCATCTGGGCGCCTAGACGACCAATGGTGGCGTTCTGCTGTTGCTGCTCTTGGAACTGGTACTGCTTGGCGCGGGCGTCGATGCGTTCGCGGAACGCTTGGTCCTGCGAGTACCGCTGCTGGACGTCCGGCTGCTGCAGGTACTGCTGGATGACCTGCAGGCCGAGCTGCGGCGGCGTGCCAATGCGGATGTTCTTCGGGATGCCGGCAAAGATCTGCGCCAGATCCTGCTGCTCGTCGTTGACCACCTGCTGCTGGCCCGCCTTGACCGGGCGGATGATGCGCTCGGCAATGTTGGGATCGATGGAGGAGACAAACGCTTGGAAGAGCGCCGACCAGTCGCAGACGCCATCGCGGTCGAGCGACTGGGCGCCTTGGATAATGGCCGTCCACTTTTCCGCCATCGACTTGAAGTCGGTGCTCTGGACGTCCCACGAGAGGTAGAAGTCGAACTCCTCGTTCACGTCACCTTTCTCAAACATCATCGTGTCCGCGTCCTTGACGCCCATCACGCGGAAAACGACCTGCTCCTTGCCGTACTGCTTATAGAGCTTCCAGATCTGGCGGAAGCTCTTGGACAGGCAGGTCAGGAACTTGTTGATCTCCCATTGATTGTAGATCGGGTCAACGGAAGGATCGCCCTTCTGCGCGGCAAAGCCGTTGTACTCCTTAAACGAGGACTCCAAGAGCGACTCGGAGTTCTCCGTGTTCATATCCGGAATCGGCCGGTCGGCGTAGTGATACTCGTTCGGCCGGCGCTCGGAGATAAGCGCACCTGGACCCCAGCGGCCCGGCGGGCGGCCCTGCGGGTAGCAGATGGGCGGAAGGATGGCGAGGGACGCGGCGTCGATGCGACTGTCCTTGTGCGCCTTGATCTGATCCTGCCACGGCTTGCCCGGCTCGGGGACGCCCCGGCTGTCGTGCAGCTTGCGGCTCAAGTACTCGCGGCGATAGAGGACAAACGGATACTCGCCGTGGGCGTAACCGAGAAGGCCGTGCTTGGCGAAGCCCGATTGTTTGTCGTCCGGCGGCATCTGCGGGTTGAAGACCGTGCAGTAGATGCCCGGCACACCATCCTCGTCGGACAAACGCTGATAGGCGTAGACGATGCCAATCTTGTCCGTGAACCGCTGCTGCGTGTAGACGAACGAACGGCTGATGGGTTGCGTGTACTCGGAGGGGCTGATGGTGATCAGCCGGCCACGCTGCGTCTCAATCGCCTTTTCCACCCAGTCCTTGTCCCAGCCGTCATCGCGCACCAACTGCCGGAGCTGCTCGGCGGTAAAATACTCTACCCGGTAGATGCCAGGCACCCGCTCCAGATCCAGCGAGAACGACGGGATGAACAGGTTTTCATCTAGGTTGAACGCCCGCAGGACGGGGTAGGACCGCTCCGGCCCCTCCACTGGCACCGTGGTCTCTGCAGTCTTCCGCAATTCCTTGAGCATCTTGGTCGCCTTGGCCCGGCTGCAACCGTACTGCTCCTCAAAGATGGACTTCAAGTCCTCCTCGGCGGCCTTGTCCTCGATCAGGGCAACAATGTCGATCTGCGGGAACTGGAGCTGGAGATCCTCCAGCCGGACATTGACCAGCACCTTCTCCCGGCGCTTCTCCCAGAACTGACCCATCACGGCCAGTCCCTTCTCGTTCATATAGTTGGCGGCAATCTCCACCTCCCGATGCACCTCTGGAATCTGCGTCTGGATCAGCCAGCGCATAAAGTTGGTCACGAGGTTGGACCGCTCCATATCGTTGGTGCCAACCGGCACCGCTGAGAGGTTGGCCCGCTGGAAAGCCATACACTCCATCGCCACCTTTTTGTTGATGATGTTATCAACGAGGAAGACGCGCAGATCGGACGCGCCGTCCCAAGGCGTGGGGCTCGTCTTGCTGCCCTCGCGGGAATGCTTCTTCCCGTCCGCTGACTGGCCGTTCCAGATGGCGTACCGGGTCTGGTAGTTGACGCGGCACTGATCGACGTAGGGCTGGTTGTCGGCAACGCAGTCCTCAAAAGCCTTGCAGATCAGGTTAAAATCAGGAGCGTTGTCGCCGGACGGGGCCAGTTGCAGACTCGGATCGTTGGGGACGGAAGTCTGGAGGGAGTCGATGGAACTCATTGCTTAGGGCGCTATGCGTAAGCCCCTTCCAAGGCAAGTTAATAGCTCCACGTCCGGTTGTCGGTTTGCTGCATTGCCTGCGGGTCCATAAACTCGCAGTTGGCGACGAGCAGATAACGCAGGCAATCCACTGGATCTTTGGTCGCCTCTTCCTTGCCGCCCTTGGCTGTATACTCACCCATTGAGTAAATCAGGTTCTGGCAGCGGTCAGAGATGTAGAGCCGGGGGCCGTTAAGGGCGGTAATGGGCTTACTCTCATCGTAGGACAGGAGGCCATTAATGAGCTGCAGGCCGTTCTCAATCTCCACGCCGGGGGCGGGGATGAACGTCATTCCCACGTCGTCCAGCTCGGAGATGATGGTGGTTGCCCCTTCGGCGGACTGCCTTTCCGCCGCACCGAGGCGCGGGTCAATGAGCCTTTCTTGAATCGTTTCACCGTCCTCACATTGCTCGATAAGCTCGACGTAGTCACGGATGCCTTTCTTGGAGCCTTTCTGCGCGGGACCGGGTTTGCCTTCGGCTCCGCTGCCGGGCAGTGCCCAGTCGTCATAGTCGGGCCACTCGCGGTAGACCCACCAGGTGCCGGCGGCGTCGATGGCGACCCAGAGCATAAACCAGTTCTTCGATCCAGCAGGGTCCAAAGCCATATACCGAGTGACCGGATAGCTTGGGTCACGGACGAAAGGTAGGGTTTCATATGGGATGACGTTAACCTCCTTGTTGAATCCTGGAAACACTGAAGTGATGGACTTGGTGGGGATGCCATACGCCCGGGCCAGCACTTCATCGCGGGGGCGGCCCAGCAGCTTTTTGGTGAAGTCGGACGTATCAAGGAAGGCGTTGTCCTCCGTCCAGAAGTAGTAGATTGCCGTGTTGGGTCGGGACAGCGACTCCTGCATAATGGGCAGTTCTTTGCCCACCAGCGGGGCAAACCGCTTTTTCAGGGTCTTCGTCTTGCCTAGGATGTCCTGCACCAGCGGCGTCCAGCCCGTTAGGGTGGTAAACGTCAGCAGGATGCGTCCGTGGAAATCGCTCGTTCGGTATTGCAGCGTCTCCCACATCTTCTGCGGGCATTCTTCGTCGCACCAAATCAGGTGGGCCTTGTAGCCCTCGGCAATCTGAGCGTCGTTGGCGTAAGCACGGTAGTTACTGAACTTGATCGACCCACCGCGCACGGCCCCGGACAGCGGGGGCAGAATGCAGATGTTGTCGGTAAACCCGTTCTTCTGAGTGTACTGGACGGAGTGGTTTAGGCCCTTCTTGGTGGGCAGCCGGCGGATGCCGATGGGCAGGGCATCATAGATCATCCGCTGTTGATCCTCGATGCTCCGGTCTTCGTTGACGTGATAGGCCCGGACCTCGGCAGAGGGGATGCTGCCGCAAGCCCACACGCATAACCGGCTGGCAAAAATCGATTTTGACGATCGATTGCCACCTAAGATGATGTGGTTCTGGTACTTGCCCCAGTTTGCCATCACTTCCTGCCACATCGGCAGGGTCCAACCGGCACCCACGGGGTTATCCAACGCCTGTTTGTTTCGCTCCTCCCGGAAAGCGAGGTATTCGATCAGCTTGTCCTGCGGCCAGGCGGCCAAGTCGTCCCGCTCCGGGATCGGCACCCACGGGATGCCAAAAGTGGGCGTAAAATCATCCGCAAAGTGTACGTCACCGAGTGGCATTGCGCTTTTTAAGGTTTACGGCGTAAGACTGACGGGCGGAAAGGAGTTGTTCCCACGGGATAATGCCTTGGCCGTCCACGTTTAGGCCGGCGGGCTCGGCGATGATGGACAAACGGGCGTATTCCCGCGCTCCTTCGATGTCGGGCTCAATGAGCCACTCATCCACGCAGCGTTTGGTTACCATTTCCATCTGCTAAAACCGGCAGGGACTGAAGCAAGTGACTAAAACCGGCCATAAACCTTATAAGATGCGCTAATATCCATAGAAATGCCTGACTTTGACGTTTCCGGCACTGCGTCCGTGGACCACCGTGCGGTTTCCTCTATGAAACGCATCCTCATTGCCACGCCGCTAAAGGGCGACATTCCCCGCAGCTACTTCAAGACCAGCCTGCAACTGGCTGCCGCCAAGATTCCTGACGTCAAACTGGACTGGTGCCTCTTGGAGGGGCCGGCAGTGCAGCAGGCGCGGAACGAACTCGTGGCCTACGCCTTTGAGCACAAGTTCGACGAGCTAGTCTGGTGGGACAAGGACGTGTTGGCTGAGCAGCACGGCGAGGACGTCACGGCCGGAGCGTTGCTGCGGCTGCTCAAGCACGACGTCGACATCGTTTGCGCTATCTACGCCACCCGCTCGCTCAAGACGCACTGGCATATGCACCTGATTCCCGGTGAGCACGCCAACGAGGAAGGGCTGCAAAAGGTGTCCCGGTCGGCCCTAGGCTTTTCCAAGATGAAGATGAGCGTGTTTAAGCGCATCGCGGAGCTGAACTCCTGGCGCCGGGGGATCTTGGTGGACCCCAATCACCCGCCGCATCCGCTGCACGAGTTCTTCCCGATGGGGCTGCAGGGGCCGGGCACGCCGGAACGCCGGCTGGAAACTATCCGTGAGACACTCGGTGAGCCGGCCAAAAACAATGACATTATGGTCGAGCGCATCAAACGACTGGTGGACCTCAAGTACGATGAGCCCAACGTGTTCGTCTCGGAGGACTACTGGTTCTGCGACCTCGTGCAAAAGGCCGGCATCGATATCCACGTCGATACAAAACTCATTATGGCCCACTCGGGCAAGGTGGCCCTGCCCATCGAAACCCCGCAGCTCCTAGAAATGCTGTCTGAGCCGTGGCGGAAGGACGAAATCAAGGCCATTAAGGCTGAAATGCTGGCGCAGAAGGAGGCAGCCAAGTGAGGGAGTTCACCAACGACTGGTTCCAGCAGACGGCGGAGACCAATTTCGTCAACAACCTACTGCCAAGGAAGGCGCAGTTTAAGAAGGCCATCGAAATCGGCTGCTATGAAGGCCAGGCCACCTGCTGGCTGCTCGACCATATGGCGTTCGATTATATCGTCGGCATCGATACGTGGAAAGGCAGCGTAGAACATCTTGGCATTAAAATGCAGGCCGTCTGGGAACGATTTGTCCGCAACACCAACTACGGGCAGGGCGGCCCGCTTTTGGTCGATGCGGACGAGTCGGTTTACAAACTTGCTGAGTATGTACAGCGCAAGGATTACAGCCGCTTCGACTTCATCTACATCGATGGCAGCCATCTCGCCAAGGATGTGCTGACCGATGCGGTGCTGGCGTGGCAAATCCTGGAGCCGGGTGGGTACTTGGCCTTCGACGACTACACTTGGACGGAAAGGCCCCGGCAGGAGGCCAACCCGCTGGACAACCCTAGGCTGGCGATTGATGCGTTCTACACCATCTTCCGTCGGGAGGCGGTCATCCTGCCCTCTACCCAGCACCAGTTCTGGCTGATGAAGGTATGAGTCCCATCATCGGCATCCCCACCCGCTACGAGATCAAGGAGACGGAGCGTAAAATCCGGGACAAGCTGGCCTCCACCTATGGCCGGCGGTCTCGGGCCGAGGCGGGGCACCTAAGAGTCAGGGTGCAGCAGCTCTACAAAAACGGGATGACTCAGCAGCGGATCTCGGACCTCCTCGGCATCAAGCGGGATCTGGTCCACTACTACCTAAGCCGGTCCAAGGCTTAGGCTGCGTCATCCCCCTTCAGCGCATCCGCCATCATCTGCTGGCGGGTGGGCTTAGGCTCAGGTGGCGGGACCACCTCGGCCTCCACGGGAGCAGGCTGGGTGACGTCTGCGGTGGCGAATTTGCCCGTCAGCTTGGCAAGGATCTCCTCCTTGCTCATCCCACCGTAGTTGTTGACCTGGATATTGACGTTGGCGTTGCCCACCGCAGCCGCCCCGGCCATCCGCTGACGCTTGTCCATCGCCACGGACAGGTTGAACCCCAGGTTGTTAAGCGGGGTTTCATCCACCGTATCCAGCATTCGGTCGAGGATCTTGTCAGCCAAGCAGTCGAGCTTGCCCATCAGCCGCTGGTTAAACTCCTCGACGCTCATCCCGACCACCCGCTGCAGCATCAGCCGGTCGTCCCGGCTAACCTCTTTAAGCAGGCCGTGTTTGGCGATGCCGATCCCCTTGGTCTCAATCGTCGCCTGAGCGACTGCATTGATCAGCTTCTGCGGCTGGTAGCTCTTCTTGGGACTGTGCGGGTTTTTCTTTAGGCTCATCGGCTATAGGCGGCATACGCCGCGTTCCTGGCCTGCTCCATAAAGTCTGTCGCAGACGGGTTGTAGTCGGGTTCCGCCGCCGGCGCAGGCTCCTCCACCACAGCCGCCGGAAGAGCAGCTACAGGCTCAATTACGGGCTCGGGCTCCACGGGTCTTACCTCCACGGGCCGATCCACGAACTCATACTCCGCATCCCTCCCATCCGCACTCACCCACACCCGGCGCACCATCCTCCTCTCCGCATACGTCAGCACCCGCCCCCCAATCTCCGCCTTCGCCCATTTCTTCTCCCCCACCTGCACCTCCACATACCACTTGTTCCTGCACCGAATCCCCACCACCCCCTCCACCTCCGCCGGCCACCCACCCAAACATTCTTCTACCTTAACCCCCTCAGCATCAGCACTGCTACTACTTCCGGCTTGACGACCTCCCTCAACCCCCTCCACCTCCCCCTTAGGGGAGGCAACGATGAGCGCCAGCGAATCGGCAGGGAGGCTTAAATGAGCCTCAGCGGCTACGGCAGGCCCAGCAGCAGGTGACTCGCACTGCAAAATTTGACCACAGGCGGTAGAAGTATGCCCATTCTCCAGCCCCCCAGCCTGGTTGACCCCCTCCCCCCCTGTCGGGGCGGCCGCTGGGCTGGTAGGGCCGGCCGGGGTGGGCGCCGGGGCGGCCGGGGCGGGGGCGGGGTGGGCGGCGGCCGGGGTCGCCCGTAGGGCGGGGGCGGCCGGCGGCACGGGCGGGGGCAGAAGGTTGCAGGCCTTCGCCCACTCGGCCGCTTCCTCAAGGCGGCCGGCCGCCACTAGGCGCTTGTGCCAAGCCCGCTGGCCAGCCTTGTTCCGGTGGGACGGGCGGCCGCCCTTGCCTTGCGGGTGGGTTTCTACGGTGGGGGAAACTGTGTCCATTGGGGAGAGTTGCAAAGGGGGAGGGGGACTATGTCGAGGGAAAACTTATGGGGCGGGGGCCTGGCATAAGCCTGTCTACTGACTAAGGGTGGCGCAAGGGTTGCGCTTGTCTAAGGGACGGAGGGGCGGAAGAGTGGCGGAGATGAAATACGAACGCGAACCCGCTACGTTTACTGACTATGTTTTGTGCGCGCTGCTACTAGTGGCGCTTGCCCTCGGCTTTGCTTACGCAGCTTAACCCTCAAAACCCGATAAAATGACAACCGAAAAACCCACCCTGGAAAACGCCACCGGCGCCGTGCTGCACCGGGGCAACGTCTCCGGCCGCGACTACGTAGCCATTGCCACGTTCGAGACCGCCAACCGCAAGACGGGCAATATGGTGCAAGTCTGGTTCCTACTGACCGAAACAAACCCCGTTGCCGCCGTCCAGAGTGGCCTCGATGCCGCGACCGTTTGCCGCGGTTGCCCGTTTGCCAGCGGCAAGGGCTGTTACGTTAACGTAGGACAGGCGCCGCTTGCCATATGGCGTGGCTATCATCGCGGCATTTACCCCGACGCAACCCCGGCGGATTTCGCGACCTTATTCTCCGGCCGCAAAGTGAGGTTTGGCGCTTATGGCAACCCTACGTTGTTACCCTTGCCTATCGTGTCCGCCATTGCCGCCGTTTCGGACGGATGGACGGGGTACTTTCACGATTGGCAAAGCAACCCGCAAGCGGCCGCTTATGCCCGCTACTTTATGGCAAGCACGGAAACGGCGGACTCCTTCAAAGCCGCAACCCGCGCCGGGTTTCGCTCATTTCACGTTTCCCCAATTCAGCCCGCCGGGACGGTTGAATGCCTTAGTGACGCCAAGGGGTTGACGTGCGAAAAGTGCAAGCTTTGTGACGGCCGCTTTCGGATGGCTGGCCAGCCGTTCCGGCCGCCTACCGGCCGCACGCTGCCATCGATCTGGATTAACCCGCACGGATCCCGCAGCGGGGCCGCAAGCGCCGTTGCCCTAAGCTAACCCGCCACCCGCAACCCTACGGGGCGCCCTTGGACGGGGCGCCCTTACTTGCGCCCTTATTCGCCACCCCGAAACCCGCCGGAGCCAACCCGCCAACCCTTGCGCCCTACCTGCGGCCGCTGCCGCTGGCTCATTTGACCCGCAGGGATTTACCCTGGCTCATTTTGCCCCTGGCCATTTACCCCAACCGATTTTGCCCCGTTCAATTTACCCCGCCGGATTTTACCCCGGCGGATTTAACCCAAAACAAACCATAACAATGCATCCCGAAAACATCCTGCACCAGACGGACGACACGCAATGGGAAGTACGCACGCCTAAGGGCGACCTGCTCGCCTGCATTACGTTCGACGAAGAGTCCGGCAACTATTACGTTTCCGAGGGGTGGGATCTGGAATCCGAGTTTTTCGGCTCCAGGGTCGAGGCTTTCCACTACGCACTTACGGGGGCTGAATTGTGAGCACGCCCGCCGTTTCCGCCTCTTATTCGTTCGCGGTCTCGCTCAAAAGCGACACCTGGGTTCCCGCGCACGGGGGGATGGAATTGCCATTTACCGCCCGCACGGGGCGCCGTCTGCTTTACTGTTTCAACCCGAAACAAGGGCGGCACGCCTACCTGGACCTAAGCGAGGACCGAATCCTTACGGATGACGAAGCATTTGCTGCGCTAGGTCATTCTTAACCCAACCCTTAGCCCTTGGGCCTTCGCCTGGGGGCCATTCCTTGCGTTTTCCAAGGCTTTCCGGGCCCAGCCCGGCCCTTGACCCTGCCCGCACGGGATCGCCCGTTTAAACGCACGCAATCGCCTTGGCTGATTTTACCCCGTCCGATTTACCCCAGGCCATTTTACCCGGGGCATTTTACCCCAGGGGATTTCAGTAGTTGAACTTCTACCCGCGCAGTTTTTGCGCTTTTGATTTACCCCAGCCGATTTTACTCCAAAATTTTTGACCTGTGAAAATCCTAGTTGCCTGCGAATACTCCGGCAGGGTGCGGGACGCCTTCCGCGCTGCCGGTCACGATGCTTGGTCCTGCGACCTGTTGCCCTGCGACGCAGATCCTGCGTACCATATCCAGGGCGACGTTGTCCCGTTACTGGGGCAGGGCTGGGATCTGATGGTAGCGCATCCGCCTTGCACGTACTTGTGCAGCAGCGGGTTACACTGGAACAAGCGGGTGGAGGGGCGCCAGGCCAAGACGGAGGCGGCACTCGATTTCGTCCGCACGCTTTTATCCTGCCCGATTCCACGGGTGGCAATTGAGAATCCGGTCGGGTGCATTTCGACCCGCATCCGCAAGCCGGACCAGACGATCCAGCCGTGGCAGTTTGGGCACGATGCCAGCAAGGCAACCTGCCTGTGGCTCAAGGAACTGCCATTGCTTCGTCCTACAGCCATTATCTCGCCCCGGATGGTGGATGGTAAGCCCCGGTGGGCGAACCAGACGGATTCGGGCCAGAATCGGCTAGGACCGAGCGCGGATCGCTGGAAGATCCGCAGCGAGACTTACTCCGGCATCGCAACCGCTATGGCTCAACAATGGGGAACCCTATGACCTTTGCTCAACAACTCCGCGCAGCCCGCTTGAAGCTCGGCTTTTCTCAGTCTGAGACCGCGCAGGCCCTATCCCTCAGCCGCCGCTGCTACCAGTACTGGGAGAAGCCTAACGAATTCAATCCGGCGCCGCACATCCTGATGCAGGAGGCCGCCTTGGCCCGCCTTGCCCGCATCCAGGCGATGCTGGACAAGATGCTTGACTCGGAACGCCCTACAGCGCAGTAGTTGCGCGTGACCCGAGATCTGGGGGACAGGGCCGCATAGCGGCAAACCAAGCGAACGGCCCTGTTTCTAACAGCTCCAAGCCTTTCGGCTCGGCGGCGTCAAAAGGTAGTCGGAGGCTTTTTTGAGGCGCTCCGGGTCATCTCCCAGCAAGCCAACACCGCGATTGCACGGGGCGCACAGTAATCCTCGGACCTCACCCGTGTGGTGATTGTGATCCAAGCAGAATCGCCCGTTACGTTTGGTTTTGGCTTCTTTGGATCCGCAGATGGCGCATCCACCATTCTGAGCAGCCAGCAGGTGATCATACTGCTCCAACGAGATCCCGTAGCTTTTTACGATGCTTTGGGAACGCTTCTCAGGATCATATCGCTCCCGTTGTTTTATCTTACCTACTCCAGCCATATAGGCGATTTTATATGGACGGCGTTTTAGTTGATAGCACGCTTTACACGCCCGTGAATGGCGATGGCCTTTCTTGTGCCAGTAATACTGTTCAGCCGATAGCACCCTGCTACAATCCGAGCAGGTGTATGTGGCTTCCGCCCGGTCTGGAACTGAGCTTAGCACTCCCATTTTTTTCTGCTCCAGTAGTTTGCGCTGAAGATGTTGCCCGTGTTGCCCTGGCCTTCAGAGCGGGCGCAGTAGCTTTTCTTCCTAGCCGGTTTATCCTTCTTGATGGACATCGTCGGGTCGCCGAACCGCACGAGGGCTACCTTGGTGCCCTTCTTGGCGAGGACGGCGGACTTCTTTTTGGCACCTGGGGTGCGCTTGGGCTTGTTGTAGCCGCTGAACTTTTCGCCGCGATAGGTGATCATTGTTTGAAGAGGCTGAGGAAACCGCGCCAGCACAGGAACGTGCCCTGTAGCTCGACTGACCAGATCCAGCGCACCGACTTGTACCAGGCGACCTTCAGCCGGAGATCCGGGAGCAAATGCACTGCGAACCCCTCCATCGGCGCCGGGAGGCGCTTACCGTTCACGTTTACGGACAGGCATCCCAGCCGGAACGTGTAGCCGCTGTCCTCGATGTTATGTGCGTTGGCGAAGGCCATTGCGTTGCTTGGGTTGATTGCTTCTGCGCCAGCGGGCGACCTCCCGCCAGTCCATCGAGATCGAGTGCCAAACATCCTGCGAGCCGGAACGCAGGATCACCTCCACGGGCAAGTCGTGGGTGGTGGGCAGGCGGAAGTCGGCATCGACCCAGTCTTTCATCGATAGCGGGCCGTTTTCGCGGCGATCTTGGCCGGCTGCTTGGCGAACTGCTTGCCGGCGCGGGTGGCCTGCCGCTTGGCCTTGTTCGTGGCTGCCTTCTCGGCTCCGGTGAGAGACCGCCAGGCTGCATCAGGCAGATACCTTCCACCACCCTTGAGCGAGGGCTTGCCCGTATTGGTGCGCCATTGCTGGTTCGTCCAGTCGCGCAGGGACTGCTGGGTGGGCTTCACGATTTGTACCCTCCGCCTTCAGACTTGTACATCCGAGCGAGGAACTGCGCCTTACGGGCGCTCCATTGCCCTGGGCGCCCGCCCTTGCCGCCAGCCTTGATGCGCTCGAATAGCTGCTTTCGCAGGCCCGGCTTGGTGTAAACCCCGGCTTCGTTGACCTTGGATTTCGTGGGCATATTATTCGCAGGAATAGATCTCGGTCTGGCGCTTGAATCCCGTAGGCCATTCCCAGTTGTGCCGGGTGAAGGAACGGTCCTCGAAAATGATGCGGTCGGTCGGCTGCACGCTGTACCGGCCGTTCTCCAGTTGGACGAAGACGAACTCCTTACCCTGCTCCGGGGCCTCGGTGAAGCCGTCTCCTATCGGGGCGGCAGTGAACAGGTAGCTGCCCCGGTGGCTGCTGTCCTTGGCTTTGACCTGGCAGCGGAGGCTGCGGAGGTAGTCGTACCGGACGGCGGACCAGGCGTGGCCGTAACAGTCCCACTGCTGGGCTTCCTGGGCCGTCCAATCGACGCAGGCGGGTTCTGGAGAGGAGGCCAGGGCGTGAAGCGGTACATTGCGGTAAATGGCTCCGTTTTCAAAGAGAACGTTGCAGCCCCACATCCGGCCAGGAAACGACACCAGGCCGAACCAGACGGCGGGAAGGAACCCTTGGGGCTCTCGATGCGTCACGGCAGTGTCCACCCACACGTATTGGTGGTGGGGGAGGGAGCCGATGACGGAATTCATCAGGTCAATCCTTGGGCGAACGCGGGCGAGATCCCGAATTGGCCCCCTGCGTGGGAGTCGTCACTAGCACGCTCACCACAACATTTTTGGGCGCAATCGTTGGGGTCGCGACGATAATGTTGACAACATTGGAGTCCGCGCTTCCCGCTGAGTTGGCAGCCTTGGCGCGGTACGCGCCGGAGTCGGTGGTGGCCGCCGAGGCGATGGTGAACGTGGCGTTTGTCGCTCCGGCAATTGGAGTGCCGTTCTTGCTCCATTGCCAAGTAAGCGGAGGCGTACCTTCAGCCGTGGCGGAGAACGCGATCTGTTGTCCGACATTGACGGTCAGCAAATCGCTCGTCTGAGCGGAGGCGGTAACAGCTAGCAGGAATGAGGCGAGTATGCGTTTCATTAGGTTAGATAAGGGTCGGGCGCGAGGATCACCGCAGGGTCAAGGCCGAGTTGCTGGCACATCGCGATGATGGTCGGATTGGTATCCCAAAACCAAGCGAAGTTGTTCCAGAGATACGCCTGATCCTCGGGCAGGCCGTTCGTCAGAGTGATCAGGTCGTTGAGCTTTCCGGCAGCCAGCACCCGCGACACGATGGTGTCTTTAGACACGCGGTACGGCTGCGGAGGCGGCAGCGGCTTAACCACCCAGCCGCAGTTTTCCCAGACGGGAGGCTGCTCGGTGGCGGGATCGTAGGACGGAGGCACCGTGACCACCCATCCCTTGCGCTCTAGGTTGGCGATGGTCTGCGGGTCGGTCTCCGCCCGCAGTTCGCAGTCAAGGGTTAGATACGTGGGCATAAATTAAGAGCAGGCGATTTTAAAGGCTAGCGCGTTGGATCGCTCAATACGGGAACGCATAGGCTCTCCTATGTTTGAAGTGTAGTAGATTACGGCTGCAATATCTCCGTTCCATCGCTCGCCAGCAGACAAAGGCGCGCCAATCGCCGCATCCCTTGTAAATGAATTAACTGCTGCTGTAGACTCGGCCCTCGTACTTAACCGAACTCCATTCGCGTAAATACGCGAAAGCGAAGTCCAAAACACAGTTGAGATTATGCGGAAATCACTTCCGCTAGCTGGTGCACCAGTAGCATATGGGGAAGTGCTTTGATATCCATTCCCGTAAGCAAAAACATCGTTCGTGGCCCAATAGTTAAATCCTGAGTTTGCCTGAACGGCAAATGCTGAACCCGACGTCGTAGGGCTAGTCGCTCCGTATCCGTGAACAAATGAGTGCCGATAGCTAGTGGGAGACGCCCAGCTCGCAGAACTCAACACAAGTATTGCCGTACATTGCGACCCGTTTGCAAAACTCGATGTCTGAAGGATGTCATTCGTCCCATCAAAACGCAGAATCGGGTTCCCGCCTTGAATTGCCGTCTTGTAGGTCGGACGATTCGCTGACGTTGCTTGCGTCGCATTACGGCCATTTGCGGACAAGTCGGTCCACGTATCGACTTCGTTTCCGTCGCTAAACCCGCTCAGAAAACGCGAGTCAAACGCGCACGCCGTCTCGCGCAGGCTCTTATTGAGATGTCGCTGCCGAGCTCTCATCAGCTTGCCGTGTATGAGATCTCAACGCCCAGCAGACGGGCGTCTGCACCAAGGGTGTCGCCCGCCGCATCCGCGTCCCGGTACACTTGGAAGATGACCGGATTGCCAGAGGCCGCCGTTCCCCCAAGGGTGATGGCGGAGGTGGCCGGGGAGATGTCCACGTCGTTCGTGGCTGTCAGGGTGTCGGTGGCCGTCTGCGCCGTGCCCATCGCCTGATCCAACGCATCGTCGTTGGCATACGCCCGGCCCTGCAAGCCCCACACCACATCACCGGAACCCGTAGAGGCCGTCCAATGGAACTTGGCCGTAACGGTCCCGGCGTTCCAGTTGTTCGGCATCACGATCATCGCCTGAGCGAACTCATCCGTGCCAGCGTCGAAGAGCAGCTCGTCCGTGTTGATCCGGTTGGTAGCCTGCTCGCGGGAGTCGATGCCAGCGCCGGTGGTGGTGCGCGGGATCCACGCGGAGGCCGGAATCCAGACGTTGGTCGATCCGCCACCAGAAGCGGTCACCGCAGCCCAAGTTGGGTTGGCACCCGTGCCCTGTGTCTTGAGGTATTGACCGCTGGTGCCAGCGCCCAGTCGTGTCCACGTAGACGCACCGCGGTAGAGGATGTCGCCCTGCGCGGCAGACCCGACTAAATCGAGCACCTGAGAAAGCGTGGCATCCTCGGGATCACCCGTAGAGCCCGTAACGCGGGCCTTGATGGTGCTGGCCGTCATATTCGCCAGCTTGGCGTTGGTCACGGCATCATTGGCGATGGTGGCGGCGAAGCTACCCGTACCGCTACCTGTGACATCCCCCGTCAGGGTGATGGTTTGGTCGCCGGTGTTGGTTCCGCTAGATGTACCAGAAAACGTACCCGACTGCGTAGCCAACGTCCCCAGCCCAAGGGTGGTGCGCTGGGCGGCAGCGTCCGCATCGTCCAGCAGGGCCTTGCCGGCTGTCGTGATGTCCCCGCCCAGCTTGGAGGTGCTGACCACCCCAGCCGCAATAGTGGTCGCGAATGACCCCGTGCCCGACCCCGTAACGTCGCTGGTCAGGGTAATCGTCTGATCACCCGTGTTGGTGCCGCTGCTAGTGCCTGAGAACGTACCAGACTGGGTGGCAAGGGTGCCGAGGCCTAGGGTCGTCCGCTGGGCGGAGGCATCAGCGTCATCCAGGATCGCCCGGCCGGCAGCCGTGCAGGTGATCTCCTCCACGCTGCCCGCCCCTGCCGTGGACCGGCCCAGGAGCTTATCCGTAGCGGAGACGTTCTGGATCTTGGCGTAGGTAACTGCTTGATTATCAATGACCCAGCTCGATCCGGTGCCCGATACGGTGATGTCGCCTTTGTCCCCATCAGTCACGCCACCAGTGGCGGTCAGGGTCGTTCCCGACAAGCTCAGGCCCGTGCCGAGCGTCAACTCAGCAAACGTCGTCGAAGTCGAAGACGTTCCGAGCAGCTTAGAATTCGTCGAGGCCGTCTGCAGTTTTGCGTAAGTAACTGCACCGGAATCGATAACCCAACTCGCGCCACTGGACGAGACCGTTATATCCCCCTTATCGCCGTCCGTCACCCCACCCGTGGCACTGAGAGTAGTGCCGGAAAGGCTCAGGCCCGTGCCCAGGCTCAGTTCCCTGAGAGTCGTAGACGTCGACGAAGCCCCAATCAGCCGCGACGTGGTCGAGGCCACTTGCATCTTGGCATACGTCACAACCCCATTATCGATAGTCCAAACCGTGCCAGTGGACGAAACCGTCACGTCCCCATAGTCACCGTTAGCCACCGTCGCCCCCGTAGCCGTAAGCGTAGTCCCAGACAGGCTTAGACCAGTTCCCAGGGTCAGCTCCTGGATAGTGGTGGAGGTGCTGCTGGAGCCCAGCACCTTCGAGGTGGTGCTGACTGCCTGCATCTTCGCATAGGTCACCGCACCCGCATCGATCAGCCACGTAGTGCCGGTATTTGAGACCGATATGTCCCCCTTATCACCATCCAGCAGCGCCGCCCCCGACCCATAGGCCAAGACGGACCAAGTGCCCGTGCCGTTGCCAAACTTCCACTTGCCCGTGTCCAATTCCACGCCCATCTCGCCCTCGGCAAGGATCGGGTTCGCACTGGTCCATTGGGAGGCGGTGCCCCGCCGGAGTTGAATCTGTACGGCCATTATGGTGTTCCTCCGCTGAAAGTGGGTGTGCTGCCGAAGTTAGAGTTGTAGTAGCCCCCGTCGATGTTCATCGGCCCGGTGTAAATGCTCCCCGGCACCCCGCCATCCACCTGGCTGTACCCACCCGTCATCGTCAGGGTCGTCACGCCCTCCCCGTCCGTAGACAGGCTCAGGCCCAGCCCCACCCCCACCACATTGATGAGGGCTCCAATCTCCGCCTGCACCCCGTTGAGCTGCACCTTCACAGGGGCGTTTAGGGTGTTTCTCAGGAACTGAAATGTCCTTTCGAATGCCATTGGCGGGTACACTCAGCAAGCGTTTGTCAAGCTGGTAGTCAAGGCTGGGTTCTTACCGCGTTTTGGCTTGGGCAACGGTGCGAAGACAGCTCACCCCCAGCAGGAGGATAAGCTGTCTGCGACGGGCTCTAACGCGCCTTGGATGGGGTGTCGCTTCGACTGAGGGGGCGGCTCGGAGGTGCCTCAAGCACACCGCTGGTCCCTCGGCTCACTAGGTTTGACCTTCACTCTTATGCGGACGGGTGATCGTTTCCGCTGCCGATTGGGCTAGATCTGTGCGTCCTCCAACGCAACCCCCAGGGATTGCCGCCGTCCTCGGTTAACAGTGCGGATTCGGGTGAGTACCGCACCACCGAAAGGCCAATGCCTTTGACTCTGGGACGACGCCTGGGGGCTCTTATGGTCTTAAGACTGCCCTTTGGGCCGCGTTCGCGGCTACGGGTTGCAGCTCAGATCAAGCTCTTAGATCGTGGCAGGGCTCCCTGTCAGGGTGGCCGCTCACGGTTCCTTGGACTCCGAGAAGGAAAAAACCCGGACCGTGGTAGTGGACACGAATCCGGGCTTTCCTTTCGACTTAGACGACGACTACGGGAAAATCTAGTTCCGCTACCACTACGCAGCGATGGACGGACGGTGCCGGCTGTTGGGATGGTCTCAAGAACTTTTTTTAGGGTTAACTCACATTTTGCTTGCAAGGCGTGCAGGGCTTGCTCATCCCTCATCCCGTGCAAGCTACCAAACGATCCCGTCACTTGGTCACGGTCGAACTCGGCCCGATGCTGTGGAACAAGATCGATCAGCTCGCCCAGAGCCAGCAGCGGACCCGCGCCAACGTCTGCCGGCTCATCATCAGCCAGGCGCTCTCCCAATGCCCGACATCCGATACGAAGATCCTTTCGAAGGCGACGAAGCCGTAAGGCTCGCCCGCCTCCTCGCAGAGATAGAAGCCAACGAACAGTACAAACCCACAACCAACAAGGACTAAGACAATGACGACGACTACCCTCACCCTCCGCCGCATCTTTAATCGCGACCCTTGGGTCCAACGCTCCATCGGACGCGCTGTGGCCTTCCGCACTGCCGCCCGCTGGTCCATCCCCGACAGCGTCCATCCCTACACCCGCGAAAGCTTCCGCTCGATGATGCGGTCCGCCGCGCAGGATGCCGTCTCGGAGGCCAAGCGCATCGCCCTCAAGGGAGGTGCCCTGTGAGCCACTGGTACAACAAGGCCGGCGAGGCTGTCTTTGAGGTTCCGAAGGCCAAGGGTGGCGGTACCCGCAAAACGACCATCGCGGACGCCCGCAAGATGGGTCTGTACCCGTCAGTGACGACGGTGCTGGGCATCCTCGACAAGCCGCAGTTGATGGACTGGAAGCTGGAGCAGGTCTCGCTGGCCTGCTACAACTGCCCCCCGGCTGGAGGCGAGCCGTTCGATGGCTATCACCAGCATATCCTGACCAAAGCCTTCGAACAGGTGAGTGACGCTGCCGACCTCGGCACCGCCATCCACGCCGCCCTAGAAGCCCATTTTAAGGGCGCCCCCATCGAAGCGGGTATGGACACCTACGTGGAGCCCGTCGCCCGTCTGATCGAACGGGAGGGCATCAGCTTCAACGAGCACGAGCTGCGGCTGGTCAATGCCCAGGTCGGCTACGCTGGCACCACTGATGCGGTCATCACCCGCAACGGGCAGACGGGCATCCTGGACTTCAAGAGCCGCAAGACCAAGCCCGGCATCGCCTGCACCCCGTGGGAGACTGAGCCCCTCCAGATCGCAGCCTACGGGGTCGCCAAGTTTGGGCACGTCCCGGAGATCGGGGCCAACGTCTACATCAGCACCACTGAGAAAGGCCGGGTGGAGGTCGTCTGGCACAGCTACGAGGATCTGGTCGAAGCCTGGAAGACCTTCCAGTCCTGCGTCCAGATCTGGCAGTACCTCAAGAGCTACCGCCCCCCGCAGTGAACCTCCGCATCGAGCTAAAGGTCGCGGCGACGGTCTACGTTGGCGACGACGTGGACCCCGCCGGGGCAAAACCCAATTCCGACCGCAAACCCGACACGCAACTGATGTTTACGTTAGTCCACGCCAATATGCTGGACGCCTGCAAGCATCACGCATCAGATGTCATCAGCGAGATAGGCGCACAGGTAATGCACGAGGCGGCGGAAGCCGCCGGCCATCACATCGCCTCCAGCCTCAAACTTTGATCCGGCAATCCCGCCGGTCAGAAAACCGAAAACACAATGCCCATCGTAGTCACTGCCGGCCCGTCCGGCGCCAAGTCAGAGCCGGTGCCCGCTGGCACCCATCACGCCGTCTGTTACGGCATCGTCGATCTCGGCACCCAGGTGTCCGAAAAGTTTGGCCCCAAGCGCAAGCTGGCCCTGCTCTGGGAAGTCCCGGAGGAACGCATCACCGTCCAAGGCAAGGATCTCCCCCGTGGGATTTCCAAGCGGTACACGGCGACCCTCAACGAGAAGGGCACGCTGCGGAAAGACCTGGAGGGCTGGCGCGGTCGCCCGTTCACCACTGCGGAGCTGGCCGGTTTCGAGATGTCGAATATCGTCGGCAAGAACTGCCTGGTGAACATCGTCCACAAGGACAGCCCCCGTGGCACGCACGCGGAAGTAGCCGGCGTCGTGGCCCTGCCCAAGGGAATGCCAGTGCGGAAGGCTGAGAACAACCTGGTCAACTTCAGCGTCCTCGATGCCATCACCGAGGCACGTAAGCTCGGCCACCGGGACGTGGAGTGGCCGGAAGGCATCCCGCAGTGGCTGTGCGATGTATGCAGCAAGGCAACCGAGTACGTGGAGTTCACCACTGGCACGCCGGTGCCCCCTGCCCAACTGGAGCCTCAGTACAAGGCTCCTGAGATCTCGGAAGACGTGCCGTTCTAAGGAGGAATTTCCGATGACGACGACTACGGGAGAACTGCTCAAGGAAGCTGGCTGCGCGCTGGCCCTATCCAACACCCCCCTGCAATGGCAGGAGGATTTCGAGGCAATGGCTGGTGCCTTGCTGAAGGCGGCCGGCTCGTTTACGGCGGAGGAAGTGGTGGCCGTGATTGGTCCGCCGCCTCGGCCCAACCAGACCGGGGCCGTCTGCCGGCAGTTCGCCAGAGCGCGGCGCTTGGTGGCCCAGTACGAGAAGGCAAAGAGCCCCTCGGCCCACGCCCGCATCATTACCCGCTGGTACGAGGGAGGCAGCCTATGAGCACTGCATTTACCCTGATCGGCCTTGGGCTGGCCTTCCTGATCGGCGTAATCGTGGGCATCGTGATCCAGTCCGACAACGGACCCGACTACGACGAATAATGGAAACGACCCAAGACGCTGTCGCTATCCTCCGGCTGATGGTAGCCCCGTATGGCTCCAGGATCGAGGCCAAGGCCCTTGTCCACGCCATTGAGGAACTGACCAAGCGGCAGACCCTGCCGGCGGAGAACGAGAAGATCCGCGCTTCCCGCGACCGCTGGCGGGAAGTGGCTGAACAGTTCGTGGACGGCCTGACCAAGGATGACGACAAGATCCTGTCGGGTGCCGTAAAGGCGTACACTAAACTAATCAAGGTGCCCGCCGATGCCCCTGCACAATGAGAGGTTTCGGGCTCCCGCCATCGCGCCTAAGCCGGACGACCTGGAGATCCTGAGAGCCAGACTGGAAGCGTGGAAGAACTGCGCCAAGCGGCTCGCCCACGCCTATCGAGACAATTCAACCGCTGAGAGCACCCGGGCCGTCGTGGAATACGCCCGCCTCGCAGCTCAAGAAGAAGGAAAACAATGACCATCCATCAAGAATGCGCCAATGCCCGGGAAGCGGCGCTCCGTGACACTATCGCTGACCTACAACGCGAGAACGCCGCACTGCGGGAAAAAGTAGACGACTGGGAGAATGCGGTAGCGCACGCCCTAGATCATCGATCCGACGAGCAACATTGCACTTGCGTGCCTCCCCTACTCGGGAAGGTAAAACAACTGGAGCGTGCAAACGCCGCGCTAGAGAAACTCATCATCAAGGCCGGCTACATCATCACCAACTTCAATGGTGAGATGGCTCTATGCCGTGACCCGTGGCACCAACCGAAGGAGGAGCAGCCGTGAGCTATCCCCGCGCACCCAAGGCGGACGTGGCAGAGCGGATGCTGCTCTCCTTCACGCCGCTGAAGAACATCGCCATCGAGACCCGCGCCCAGCCCAAGCACATCCGGGCCAGGGCCAACCGGATGGGGCTAAGGAAACACTACATCTCGGACTCCGAGAAGGAGCTGCTCCTTGAACTCCGCCGGGAAACCGGCGTCCTCAAATGACGCTCCGGCACCTCCTGCCCATCCTCCTCCTGCCCCTAGCCGTCCCCCGGCTGGAGGCAGCGGAGAAGTGGGGCATTGACCAGCACACCCTGCTTTACGCCATCGGGGAGGTGGAGCGGAACCCCTGGCGCCGGCCGGGGGGCCTCTATGGCTATACGGCAGCCACTTGGCGCCAGTACAGCCGCCTGCCCTACCGGATGGCTCAAAACCCCGCAAAAGCCAAGGAAACGGCCTTTGTGATCATTCTAGAGACCTGCCAGCGGCTGGAGCGGGACGGGATCCGCCCTACACCGTACCTGATCGCGATGCGCTGGCGGTGGGGCTACGAGGGTATGAAACGACGACTGAAGACGAAAGATGACTACGGACAACGGGTTACAAACATCTATAGCGCCCACCTTCGCTGAGGCAGCCTTTGATGCCTGCGCCTTAAAGGCTAAGTCGTTGGGGCGCAGGCTGAAGCGGGATGAATGGCTGGATGCAGTGCAGGAAGTGTACAACTCCTTCGCCATCAAGAAGTCCCAAGTTAAACGCAAACCCACTCAAATTGATGACGCTTGGCTGGCTGAACTGGAGGCGGACCCGACCTATGCTGGCATCGACATCCGCCGGGAGCTGGGGAAGGCGCAGGCTTGGGCCTCCGTCCGCAATGTGGGCGTCAGCCGGATGCGGTTCGTCAACTGGCTTAACAAGGCCACTGCCGAGCGTCCAATCGCCTTTAACGGCACCGGGGCCACTTCCTTTGCCAAGCCGGCCCCCAAGGTCTGGGAACCACCTGGCTGGCGGGAGTGGGTGCGGGAGAACGCTCAGGATCCCACCTGGGCTGACCGCCCGTGGACTAGCCTAGACAGCGCAGCGCAGAAATACATCATAGGAGAACTAGACCGTGGCGAAAGCACCGTACAAGTACCGCAGCAGGACGACCCCCCAGATAGTGGCGGAGATGAGGCGCCTCTACTGGGAAGGCGTGAAATGCCCGGAGATAGCCAAACGATTCCATCTCTCCTATCCGTACACCTGGCAGGTCTGTAACTTCTATCGGCTGCGGGGCGAACCACCCCCCGACTTCCGGCCTAAGTCCAAGACGTACTCCTCCTATAACCCACCTGCCCTCAATGTCCCATTCGGACCTCAAAAATGAAGCCACGCAAGGTAAACAAACCATTTCGCGGATCCGACTCGTTCCCACTGCGGATTACGTTAACCGGCTACACCACCCCAAGCCTAAACACGATGCTAGGCAGGCATCATTGGATAATGACCCGGATCAAGCAGGAGGCGCAGAAGGCCCTCGCTATCGCGTTACGATCACCCGCTACGGGGCCAAGCTCCTCGACGTAGACAACGGGGCCGGGGGCTGCAAACCCCTCCTCGATGCGATGCGCTACGAGGGCCTGATCCCGGATGACGACCCCGGCTCTATCGACTTCGTTTTCCGCCAGCAGAAGGCGAAGAACAAGGAGCGGCGGACGGAGATCCTTTTGGAGCGTCTGTAGCCCGGCGGCGGTAGGCCGTGATCCGCACCACCTTCTTGGTCACCTCGTCCCAAACTGGGAACACCGAGGTCTCGACCGTCTTGGCCCGCAGGGCTGGCCCCAGCAGCACCCGCACCCGGTCAGGGCTGCATTCAAGCTGCTCGGCAATGGCATCACGGCTATCCCAGCCGGGCGGCAGCACATACGTCTTACGATTCTGAGCTTCGACTAACGCATTCCAGTTCACAGCTTTAGGAGGGCAGCGAAGTGACTCTCGCCCTCGATGATTGGTATGTTGAGGTGGAGGAAAGTACCCGTCTGGGCCACCAGTTGCACCGAGTACCCGTGGGACCAGTCGGTGGGGGCGGTGTGCTGCCAAAGGGGCTGAAGCTGGCACAGGCAGCCGGGATTCCAGGCCCCCACAATGCCGGTGGCGATCCGCCGCACCACATTGCTCTGCGCCCGGTGGGTGTGACCGAACACGCAGTTGCCGGCGATCTTATCAACAGTTGCGGAAACCGCATTCTTCGCGGTACTCACCCCGTGGAAGAAAAACACCTTCCCGCGCTTGATGACGCCGGGAACGGGCAACCCGTCATAGAACTCACCCTGCCGGTAGTAGGCGATGTTCCGGTCCTTCAGCCGTAGCCGGAACTCTGGGGCCAGCAGCCGGCGGAGGCCCTCCGCGTCCTTCTGGTGGCGAAGCACCTGGGTTACGCACCAAGTCTCCACCCGCCGCTCGTGATTGCCCTCTAGGTACTCAATACGGGCATTCGGGGCAGCCAGACGCAAGGCATCGAGAAAAGATGCGGCCGCCGCCAAATCCTCCTCATACGTGTAGTCCGTCTCGGCCACGTAGCCCATTACGTGATGCTGGGCCAAGAACCCGCCGCAATCGACGTGATCGCCGAGGAGGATGATCTCCTGCGGGTCCAAGAGCTTGATGTCCGCCAGCATCGCCGCAATGGCCTTTTGATCGGCCAAGCAGCCGTGGGTGTCGGGGATGATCACCCGGACCACATCCGAGCTTGACCGCTTGCGGGGGGCGGGGGCAGCGGTAGTCTTGGTCTTCCGTGCTTTGGTGGCGTTCTCCAGCGCCTGCTGCGCTACCGCCAGCTCTTTCTTGAGGCCAGCCACCTCGGCCTCGTACACCTTGCGGGACTCGTCCCGCTGCACTGCGCTCCAGTCGGTCACGGGAAAAGCTTACCTTTGAGCCACGTTAGCATAAGGGAGATCAGCATCCAACCGCCCGTAAAGACGCCGCTCCAGATCAGGAGCTTCCGGTCGGTCTCCCGCGCCTGCGCCTCCACGGACTTGAGCCTCTCGGCGATTCCAGTGTGGCCCATCTCGGGATCGCCTACCAAGGCTTTCTCGATGCGGGTCAGTGCTTCCTTGATGGATGACAGCTCTTCCTGGCTCATTTGGTTGGGCGGTTGTACCTGGCTCCGAAGAACCAGAAAATCATAGTCCAGCAGCCGAATTGCACTTCGTCCTGCATCGTGGCCTGTTGGTCGGGCGTCGCGGCAAAATAGACGGAAGCCAGCAAGGCCACCCCGATCCACGTCAGAGCGGGACGGGTTACTGCCCTTAGGGCATCCACCCCGACGTACAAGGTCTTCATCCAGCCGGCCACCCCCTCTGGGATCGCGGTCAGGCCCTGCCCGGCTTTCTGGCTCTCGGTAAAGGCACTCCACGCCGCCTGCTTCTCCGCTGCCGCCACTTTGGCGTTCAGCAGCATTATCTCCACCTCCGCATCCTTCTTCTTCCTCCAGGTCTCAAACCAAGAGGAACCCAGATGCAGCAGGGAGCCAATGACGCCACCACCGGCAGCGTTGAAGAGGACGTCCCAAAGGCTCAATCCTCGTCCTCCATCTCCTCACGCTCGGCGCGGGGGGACTTGTACCCCTTGTCGGAGTACTTCATTTTGGGGCCAATGGCCGTGACGGGGACTTCCTTCCGCATCGGGGCCTGCACACGATCAGGCAGGTATTCCGACATCGGGCTGTCCTCGGAGGGATTGCAGGAGCACGGACCATAGTTGGACCGGGGGAGCTTACCATTCTTGATCTTCATAGGGGAAATTACTTCTTCTTTTTAACGCGGGTGGGAAGCTTCTTGTACTGGGTGGACTTGGCCCACTTGAGGCAGTTGACCGCACCACCAAAGCCGCCGGAGGCAAAACACGCAGCGGACTGCTTCTTCGATTTGAAGGGCATAGGTCAGCGGTAGGGTACGGGACGCGGCTCTTCCATAGCCTGCGTGGCATATTCGGAAGCGAGGAAACGCCCAAGCTGCTGCGGAATACCGGGACGGTTGCCCATCATTCCTTGAGTGATGGATCGCTGATAGAATGGGCTCATCAGGGTTGCCTGCGCTGCAGCCTGCGGACCCGCCATCAGAGCCTTGATAGGAAGCGCCGTGGCCGCAGAAACAGTTTCGCCAAAGCTCATGTCCTTGAGTCCTTTGATTGGCTGCGCTCGACGCAGAGCGGGACCACTGCGAAGAACCTCTGGCATCGTCGCGGAGATTCGGGCCAACTGTTCCAGTTTGCCATCGAATGGCACCCGAAGCTCCTCGCGCATGACGCCCCATACCTCTGGGTATTCGATGCGACCAGACGATGTGTTGACCGCAGCATCAATCGCATGAAGCCGGGCCAACTGCTTTCGCGCCTCCGTTAGATCCTTAACCATGTAGCCGTTGCCGGTTCGCATGGCTTCGGACTCGATAAGCTTAAAGGCATTATCGGCTTCCGTCTTGGCTGCCTGCGCGGCATCCCGCAATTCGATGCGTGATTTCGGGTTGGTCTCCCGAGCGGCAGCGCGAGTCGAGTTAACGAAGGTTTCGTTGGCCTGACGCCAATCCTTCAGCGCAGTTTTGGCATCATTGCTGAGAGCGGCAATCGCTTCATACGGCTGCGCCAGCAACTTCCGCTGCTGAAAAAAGAAAGCACGGTCGAAGGAAGTGTTGGCCGGAACGCCGAGAATGGACTCCGCCGCCTCCCGGACTTTGACTTCATTGATTCGGCTGGCGGCTTCTTGGAACTTGGTGTTCCCGCCCGCGATCTTGACGAGTCCCGTTTTCGGAACCGCGTTGGAATAGATCGTAGGATCGACGATCACTCCGAGATCGTTGGCCCCAATCATGGTTTTAATTAGGGCATACTCACCTTTTCGAGCCAAAGATCCAGCGACCTTGCGGCCGGCGGTACTCAGCAGCTTCAGCCCGGCCGCACCAGCGCCGCCTTCAGCCGCAGCCTCGGCTGCCTTTTTGAATGAGAGTAAGGCTTCTTGGTCAACCGCCTCTTCGGTTGCCTTGCCTAGGGCACTGGCCCCCATGAAGTTTCGCAGGGTCTTGGCAAACGATCCCGTTACACCACCTGGGGCGCTGCTGATGCCGGCTCCCAAGATCTTCCCGGCAGTAATCGGCTCATCCTCAAGCCCAAGAGCGACCGCTTCCCCAATCATGGACCCGCCAACACGTCCAACCGCCCCCAGCCCGCGTTTGCTGAGAAGGCTTTCCCCAACAAGCGGCAAACCAATGCGTGCAGCCATCGCCGCACCGGCTTGGGTGATCGGCATTTCCGTCATCAGCCGCATCTGCATTCCCTGCGCTTGAATGGCATCAATCTCGCCACGATCCTTCGCGTCCTCGATTTTCTGCCATTCCTCCCGAATCCTTAGCTGCGGACTAGCGACATCAATCTTGGCGAGTTCGATTTCCTTGCGGTTGATGTCACGCAGGATCTGATCGTCTGGCGTCCCGAATTTGAACCGTTGAACGCCGATCCGTGGATCGGGGTGTTCAACCTCAATCATGTTGCTGGGAGCACTGAATCTGACAGGCGATTCCTTTTCCGCCTTCTCCTCGGCCACCAACGTAAAGCCCTCGGGCAGCTTTGCCTGCGGAGCAGGGCTCGGGGCCGGAGCTGCCGGCTCATCTACCAACGTGAAACCTTCGGGAAGTTTAGCGGCCATTAGTCGATTGGTTGTGGGAACCCGTTGACGATTCGATATTTCTTGCCGGCTTTCTCAACGACACGTCCTTCAAATGCACTGAAGTCGGCTTCAGGCATGGCAAAATTGCTCATCCCTGGCGTTCCTCCGGGCTGGATCTTCTTACGCACGGGTTGAGTTTCGGAAAAGAGCTTGGACGTCCTTTCGGACATCTCGTCTTTTCCTTCCACCAAATCCGACCTAAGCGCCTCCAGTCGGCGCAGGGTGTTTTCAAACTCAGTCTGAACGCGATTAACTTGCTCCTTAAATTGTGGCCCGCTTTGATTCGGATCCAAATTACCCAGCAAGTTGCTCAAGGATTCCAGTTCTCGCACGGCAACCTGTCCCAGCGTAGTGCCACTAGCCTTAAGCTCTTGCAGCTCTTTGAACTGAATGATGTCACGAACGCCTTTAATCTTTGCGGCAAGATCCGTAGCTTTTGCAGAAAGCGCCTGCCGAACTGTCGGGAATCGTCCCGTGGGTTCCGGTTCAAGTTTCCCAACAGGCTTTTCCAACAGGGTTTGAATATCACCCAATTGGGTTAACGCAGTGCGCGCATTTTTAATCTCACGGTCGTAACGCAATACTTCCTTTTCGCGTTCTTTCTTGGCCGCTTCGGCCGGAACTCCGCCTGGAAGGTTTACGATGCGAGGCAACCCAGCCTCTGCCGCAGGAGCCGGAGCAGGCGCAGCAGCCACAGGTGCAGGCCGCGCAGGCCCAGCAAACTGAGCAGCCGCCTGAGCTTGCGGCGACGGCGTGGCACCCGGACGCATAGATCCAGACGGGAGGAACTGGGGCAAGCTGACCGGAGGAGCGGCTGGAGCACCAGCTCCTTGCTGTACCACCATCTGGCCCTGCCCAACGGAAATGTTAGGATATTCAGCAAGGATTTTGGTAGGGTTACGAGGATCAACGACAGTAGTAACACCGTTTCGGTTTAGAACAAGCGGCGCCATATCCGCTGGGTCAGCCCTCGGACTAAACCCCTTAACAAATCCGACGTTAGGATCGTTGGTCGGAACTACGTTTACATCATATCCTCGTTTACGCAGATCCTCAATCTCCTGCATTGTCATCGGCCTGCCTTCCATCGGAGGAGGCGTCTTTGCCTTAAGGGCTTCCGCCTGCGTCTTCTCCAGCTCCGCTGCCTTCATCGTCCCCTCCACAAAGCCAGCAATGCGGCCGTAGCGGTTCTTGGGGCTCTCGCTGGGGTCCGTGGACAGGAACTGCTTGAGCTGGGCCTCATCCAGTTTGAACTTGTCCTTGTGCGACTGAAGCAGGGCCTCCAGCGCCTTCAGCTTGGAGTTGAACGCCTTGTCTTCCTCCGCCTTGGCTTGGGCCAAAGCCTCCTGCTGCTTTTGACGTTCGTAGAGGGTGTTGGTCCAATCAGTCAGGGCGCCAGCACGCGTTTGCGCGCTACGCATCGCCGACTCGTAAAGGATGCGACCGGCATCTCGTTGAACAGGTTGGTAAGCCATAGGATGTGCCTCGCGTTAGCCTCGACCACCGCCAGCGGCAGGTGTGCCAGTGCCAGTACCAGTGCCAGTACCCGTGCCAGGGGTTGATCCAAAAATGCCGTTGTAGATGCGGCGAAGTTGATCCATCGTGTTCGTAATTCCGTTGTTCGCCAAAAAGCCGCTGAAAGCACGCAGAAACTCATCCTGCCGACCCTGACGAGCAGCTTCCGCATATGCTTGGCGATTCTCTAGCGCCACTTGGTATGCATTGTAGGCATTGACGTTGTAGTCGTAGACCTCGTTAGCGTACTGACTGGTCGGGCTGAAGGTCTGCGACAGCAGGCTGGAGATCGGCTGGAAGATGTTGCCCGTCTGCAGTTGGGCCGCATTAGCGATGTTCTGGATGGACTGCTGGTAGTTGGCGCGAGCCTCGGCCTCCCGGGCGTCCTGGATGGCTTGCCGGTTTAGGATCTCCGCTCCCACCGCTCCAGGCGAGAACAGCATTCCACGGGCGCCATAAGCCTCACGGGCGGACTGCTGGGCACGGCGGGTATCCTCAGCGGATAGCTGGCCCTGCTCCACGGCCTGCAAAGCGGCCAGATCAGCCCCTAGGCGATCCTGAGCAGTGCCAGCAAGCTGAGTCATCGACTCCGGCGTGTACCGGCGAATGATGTCCTCATATAGGCGAAGGATGGGATCGGCCTGCGCCCGCATCGCCTCGGAGGTCGTGCCAAACTCCTTGCCGTAATCGCGCAGGATCAAGTTGCCGGGTTCGGGCTTCACGAACGTGTAAGGTGTGGTAGTCACGGGCGTAAAAATGGTAGGTGGAGGCTGAGGAGGGGGCGGCGGAGGCGGAGGAGGCGGTAATACAATAATTGGCCGGCAAACACCATCAGAACCTTTTACCTGTCCAATCGGACATTCTTCTGGAGGCGGCGGAGGCGGAGGGGGAGGCGGAGGCGGAG